ATGGCGGCTGAATTACTTACAGGCTACTATATAAACGAAAACGATTTGCTTACGTGCATCAGTCAGGATGAGCTAACAGCCATTACCGTTGTTATTGATGAGACTGCAAAGACCACCAATGTTACAGAACTAATAAAAAAAATCTGCGCAATGGTGGATACTAAAATTCAAAGCTTCTATGATATTCCTCTTGATCCGTCATTTGATATTACCCCGCTTAAAGATGCAATTGCAAGAATTGTTGTTTACGGCCTGTCCGGGCTTTACAGCTCATTAAGCGATAACGTTCTTAAGATACGGGACAGCCAAAATAAAGACGCGCTCTCTTATATAGAAGGAATTGCAAGCGGCGATATAAAATTAATTTCAACATCCAACGTTAAAGAAGCCGATAAATATTATTTTGATTCGCTGGTGCGCATAGACCGGACTTTTAGATAGTCCCACTCTATTCCCCTCCAGGGAGGGGCATAGGGGTGGGTTTAACTTGATAACCTGCCTACCGGCAGGCAGGCCTGACAACTTGAAAACCTGATAATAACTTAATGAAAACAGAACCATCACAGCGGATTCGATTAGATCAGGCAACTGCAAAAATTGTCAGGCAGTATTTTGAATATTTACCTATAGAAATGAAACAGCCCTTTACACAGTTTGAAAATATTCTTAACAGGAATGAAGCATTAACACCCGGCCAGCATACCTACCTTGACGGCATGTATGAATCTGTGCTCGGCAGTTTAACCGGCATTAAAGTTCCGGTTCATATTGATCTTAAAAATAAATCGAAGTCAGCGCTTCGGTATTAATTCACTAATCAGGAGTAATAATATGTCAGGTAAGTTTTTTATTATGCTATTTACCTTTCTTGCATTGATCATATTCGGAGGGCAGGCAATTGCCCAATCGGCGGCATCGGAGCCCGCCTGGACACAGACGGTTGACAAAATGGATTATTATCATACAACAACCGTAGCGGTTGATTCCTCTGATACTACATTTTCAACGGCTTTTCATCTTGCAACATATAATAATGCAGATTGGATAAGCTGTCCCTGGTCTTTGGAGGTGGCCGCTTCTTCAGCAAGCTTAAAGGCGGTTAATTATTTACAGGGCAGTTTTTATAAGACTACCTTATTTGCCAATGTAGATACTGTAATATCAAGCGATTCCACCTATACCAATAAAAGAATTTATATAGATGCGAATAATTTAAAATATCCTTATTACAGATGGATGAGCGTGAACGTTAAAGGAGTACATGGGACATCTTATATACGCTATAACCTTTATAACGTTAAGAAAGAATAAATATTATTTAATTGATGTAGATGTAGGAATTTGATTAATCAAATTCCTACAATAATAAAATATCAGGATCCAGTCCTACAGGTTCATAACCGGAGATATTTTCTAACAAAATAAAAATCAAAATGTTCGTACAAGCGTTAACAGATCTTATTGATGCTATTAAAACAGTCGATTGCTTTGAAGACAAGTCGGTCTTTCGTGGCGAAGTAGGAAAAATAAATACCGTTAAGAAAAACGGTTGTATTGTTATGCCTGATTTTGATGTACCCGATTCATTAACCGGCGATCCCGGAGAATATTCAAAGAAGATACCGCTTATTGCAACATGCTTTATAATTTCCGCTTTTAATAAAACGCAGATAGAAGGCGAGGATATAGTGTTACGGCTTGTTGCAAAGACCATTGATAAAGTAAGCGATACGGAAATGGAAGTTAGCATGAACGGCAACCGTAAATATTACAGGTGGGAACTTAAAAGGATTGAGTGGCATGACCGCAGTGCAAGTTTAACAGTAATCTCATGCGATTTCTTTTTTAACATACAAGTATAAAGGATATAAATGAAGCCGCAGGTAACACCGAATAAATTTGAAGAACGCATGGAGAAGGAATCAATCCTTGAATTCATTTCTCTTGGGCGCGGCAATGTTATTAAAAAAGAAAAGCTTGCTAAAGAACTTGGCATTTCACTTTCAACATTAAAATACCGGGTTGATAAATTTAAGAACGGCCAGGGCGTGGGCCGCAAAAAAAGGAATGACGCAGGCATACCGAAAAAAGATATTGAAGCAAAAACCAAGTTAGAATTTTTTGCAGAGCTTGCGCTTGGCGCCAGCGTTGATGAAGCAACCAATAAACTGGGAATAAGCGAGCACCAGGGTAATCAACTTGCTAAAGAATATAAGAACGTGGATAAGTTCAAAGCTATCCGCAATGCGCCTCAGTTGGACCAGCTTAAAGATTTGATTAAAGATATCTTCAAACTTGATATTGCAATTGTTGATGCGGAAATGCACGGCGCATTTAATGTGCAGGTGGAATCGGCAAAGGGAGAAAAAATAATTATCCCGATTCCCGTAAGGCAGATAAACGACATACAGGTTATTCTTTCCTACTGCTTACAGATTTCCGAAATGGCAAAGATAGATCCGGATTTCAAAGCAATATCAGACGAACAATTAATGTTGGTACGGCTTAACTACCTGAAGCATGACCTATGCGAGAAAAGAAATATTACCGAACTTACCAGGCTTATGCGCGCAACAAAAATAAATAATCCTGAACGGCAATTGGATTTGAAACTTGTCTATGCAATTATAGAACGTTATGCACCTGAGCTTGATGAGACTTCTAAAATTAAGGTGATCAGGGAAGAATATTCTAAAATTGCCGGAAGCAAACAGTAATGCCTAAATTTTCAATTCTAAGGCGGTGAAACGGTGGTGAAATTGATTTTAATAACCTTACACTAAGAAACGGACGCTGAAACAAGAATGAGCGATTTTTCCAACATAATCGAACAATTAAAAAAACGTGAGCAGGAGCTTGACGACAGGCGCGAGCAGCTTAAGGATTTGGTGCTTGATATTACCGAAACCGAGCGTGCTAGGGTTATTAAAAAGGCCGGTAAAGATTTCTGGTATTTCTGCAAGAAAGTTTTTCCCGAATACTGCAGCAAGCCTTTCAGCGATTTGCACCGCGAAATAAAAGAATGTTCCGATGAGAAGAAAAGGTTAGTGCATGTTTTTGCAGGCCCGCCTGAGCACGGTAAAACAATTATTATGCGGCTCTATAAAATATGGTGCGCTCTATACGGGCACAGGCATTATATAATTAAAATTACCGAAACGATGGACTTAAGTTTAATCGACTGCGAATCCATTAAGCTTGAATTTGAAAATAACCCGCGCCTGATATTTTTATACGGCAATTTAAGAACTGCAGGCCACTGGGAAACCGGAGCCTTCAAAGTTGCGCCTACAAAATTTAATAAATACGGCACCTGGTTCGAAGCATTCGCTTACGGCGTTCCGCCGACAGGCCGCGTGCGCGAATGGTTCAGGCCCGACTTCTGCGATATAGACGATCTTGAAAGTTACCGTAAGAGCGGCAACGTAGAAATCAGCAGGGATAAGTTGGAGTTTATAAATAACGATATCATCCCGCGCTTAAGCAATGATGCCCCTATAATATGGTTCGGCAATAATGCGCGTAAGACTATGGCCATGAATATCATTATTGATATGGAGCCGACCGAGCGCAAAGAAAAGTTTCCCGCATTTATTATTCATTTATTCCCGGCATGGGACAGGAAGAAAAATCGTCCTCTCTGGCATGAGGCTTATAAGTTTGATACTGAAGAGGAGATGAGATTATTCTTCGGCGTCGGCATGATGACCTGGCTGGGCAACTATATGCAATGCCCGGTAGTGCCGAGCGGTTTGGAATTTAAGCTTGCAAACTGGCGCTCATATTCCAAATTGCCGGATGATGCGCTTGGTATAATGATGTGCGATCCTGCAGGCGGAACTAAGACATGCTTTAAGGCGATCGGTATTTTATTATTCTCAGTTACCACATCTAAATTTTATGCGCCTGATTGTTTTGTAAGGCAGTGCGACTGGGAACCTTACTTTATAGGCATGTATAAACTTTATAACAGGTATGAAAAGCATATTCGCTTTATCGGATGGGAAGAAGATTTCCACCAGAGCCAGTTTTTATTGTTCCGGAAATTATACCCGACTGTAAAAGATAAACCTCCCCTGCCTATAAGGCCGATAACTGTTAAAGGCAGCGGCCCAAAGCCGGAGCGAATTAGAAAATTAACAGTGCCTTATGAAGTAGGCGATATTTTATTCCATGAAGATTTTTTGAAAAGCAAAGAAGGCATAGAAGCGCAATCGCACTTAACCGGCTTTCCGGATTATCCTTATTTGGATTACGCCGATGCACTTGGCTCAGCATACCGGGAAGTATTCAGAATGTTTGCGGGCAAATACATAAACGACATGGACAGCCATGAAGCTTATGAATCGCTCGGCAAAACAAGAGTTAACAGGAATTCATTTTAACCTCACCTCTCTCCTTAGTAAGGAGAGGGTGGCTTTAGCCGGGTGAGGTCGATTAAATTACAAAGGATAAGTTTTAATGAGTACAAAATTAGAATCACTCGGCTTCAAGGGTTCAGCCGCATTTATACTTAACGAAGAGGGCAGCGGCGCCAAATATTATAAGAGCTCTGTTTACTATCCGGATAGCAGGACTAATCCAATAAGCAGCAGCGGCATTACTATTGATCCCGGTGTTGACTTAGGCAACGGCGATAAGAATATGATTGCTCAGGTTCTTTGCTTTTATAGAGATAATTATTTTTTGAATGATATACTTTTATCATTATTAAAAACTTCAATCGGCTTAAAGAAATTAGATGCTGCCGAATGGATTAATAACAACGAAAGATGTTTTAAGAATAAAGTGCTGGTACCCGATATTGCCGCACAGAATATTTTTTCAAACTACTCAGGTGATGATTACTGGCAATATTTAATACTTCATATACCTGAATTACTTTCCATCCCGTTTGACTGGATAAAAAAAGCAGTTCATACATCACTGCTGGATCTGGCTTATAACTACGGCACCGGAAGAACTGTTTATGTTGCAAAGGCAAGGATACAAACAGGCGACTATGAAGCTTTGGGTAATGATATAAAAGCAATCAGGCATAAAAGCAAAAACCTGAATGAACGCCGGGATGCAGAAGGCAATTTAATTTTAACCGCCTGTGAGAAGAAAGAAAGCTTCGTAATTGAATTGAGGGATGTTAACCCGGTACCGCTTACCACATTGCCCTTTGAAATGCAGGAAACTTTCACAATGAATTTTGTTCCGTTACCTCCTAAACCTGAGTTGTAAAGTTCAAAGTGCAAAGGCCAAAGTTCAAAGTTAAATACAAGGAATAAAAAAAATGAGTTTCGAAATCAGCACTGGAAATTTTCACCTTAAATTCGGCAAGCAATCAGCGGAATCAAATAAATCAGGTAAATCAGCGGTGCCCCCGGCATCAGTTAAGATTGAACAGAAGGATTACACTTACGCGCCTTTACGGGTTGCACTGCTGCCTACACCCTTGCAGCTTAAGCAGGCAGTTATAACTATACTCGGCGATCCGCGCCCGATGTTTGATATACTCCGCAAGCTTCCGATTGCTGACATGCACCTTGCAGGCGTACTGCAGAAACGCAAGGATGCAATAATGGGTTTTGAGTGGCGCGTTAAACCGGCTGATATAAACGCGGAGGATCCTGTTGAACAGAAACGCGCAGATGAAATAAACAACCGGCTTGTAAAAAGCAACTTCAAAGATTTTCTTAAATGCATGGATAACGGAATTATCTTCGGGCATTCGGTATCGCAGCTTCACTGGATGCTTGATTCCAATAATCAGTACATGCCGAACTTTGAATCAATAGATTACATACATTTTTCAAAGAAAGATAAAAAGCTTCAACTAATAGTTGACCGCACGAACTATGAATATTTTATGACGATCGGGCAGGATAACAGTCCGCTTGTTACGAATGTGGATCAGTATAGCGTTGCGCGCTACCTTAATAACAACGCGGGCATTATGTATCTGCCTATTAACGAAGACCAGGTAATTACAATGATGAACAATCCCTTTGAAGGATTAATCTCCGACTATATCGGCGGCCTCATTCGTCCCGCTCTTTATTTAACCCTGCTTAAATACTATAACCTTCTTGACTGGGCAAAGTTTAACGAGCTGTTCGGTATGCCTCTGAGGGTTGGAAAGTTTGATCCACTGCTTTCTTCCGATGCCGCAATAAATACTCTTAAAACAGCAGTGCAGAATCTGGGCACAGATGCAAGCGCTGTAATTGATACTACAACTATGATTGAATTTGTTGAATCAAAAGGCGGCAACAGCAATAATAATCCATATCAAACATTTGCAGACTATATTGAAACTAAGCAAAGCATATTAATGCTAGGCCAGAATCTTACCACGCAAATAGGCAAAGGCGTAGGCAGTAAAGCGGCTGCAACTGTTCACCAGGACAGCGAGAAAGATAAAATCTGGACTGACTGCGGCGATATTAAACCGCGCGTTGATAAAGTTGTTGATAAAGATTACTTCTATAATTATGGAATGCCGGCTAACAATGCTTACCCGGAATTTGAATTTATAACCGAAGAGTATAAAGACCTGCAGGGCATGGCCGCCGTAGTGCGCGATCTTGCAAGCAGCGGCAAGCAGTTCAGCAGCGAGTGGGCGGATGATTATTTCGGAACCGTAGGCCCTGAAGATCAGGCTCCAAGTTTCGGCGGCAATAAAAATCCGTTTGGAGGGCTGTAGCACAGGTTTCAACCTGTGCCTGTTATGGGAACTAACGAAGACATATTGCGCGAAATTATCGGCCACTCCTTACTCCTTCGGGTAGGCGCGCATGCTATTGCAATAATTAAGCAGCGCGTTGCAGACGGCATATTTGAAAACGGATCAACATCCGGCACTGACAAATACAGCACAAAGCCGTTTGCCATGCCTATAGGCGCAATACAGAAGAAAGATGTTTTATTAAAGATACTAAAAGATAAATATGATCCGGAAACAGAAACGCAGATATTTACAACCAAAGCCGGTAAGAAATGGGTGGTTATAAAAAAAGGTTACGAATGGCTTAGAGCGCAAAGCGGCAAGCCAAGTACAAAAGTTGATATGCGCTGGACGGGAGAAATGATGCGAAGCTTAAAAGTTCTGGATGCAAATCCTGTAACCGGCGAACTAACAATCGGGCATGACGGCGCGCGCAACGACCAGCTTGCACAGTGGCATCACCAGGGCGCAGGCAGATCCAAAGTTATAAGGCGCTGGCTTTATTTAACCGATGATGAATTAAACTCACTGGCGGGCATGGAATGAAAGTATATACGCATCCCACGATAAATATACCTGCAGGCGCGGTGGTTGTAAAATTTTTTGACGCCGCCTTAAGCGGCGCGGAAACAACACCAAATATTATTGTTAAAGACGGCATAGGCGATGTTGAAGACGGGTTTGATTTAAGCTTGGGCGAACTGCGCATAGGAAGCTGCGACTTCAAACTGAGGAATAAAAGCAATTATGTTTTAGGCGCCCTGCTTAATACAAAAGCCCTGCAGGCCGCTGTGCTTATAGATAACGAATGTTATTTTTTCGGCGATATTGATTTTAATACAATCGTGCCCGATACTGATGTTGATCCCTCTTCTGATTTGCATTTCAGCAATATAAACTTTACTGCAAACGGCATACTAAGCACAGCGCAGTATATAACTCTTCCGGATTTGAAGAGTTATGTATTCACTCATTTCAGCTCGATTTATTCGGATGTTAATTTCTATTACCTTGATAAAATATTCCAGGGCTTCTGCGCAATGCTGGGTGTTGGCACAACAATTAATTATGAATGTGAAAGGCTTTATAACCGCCTTACCAATTCGTATAAATTAAAAGACCTGATATTTAATATCCAGTGGCTTACTAACGGCGGTGATGTTTGGGAGAACGCTTACCCCGCAAGCCTTAACAGCAGTTTTAACATGCTTGGCATACTGGCGCGTGATTTTTTCTTTTTCCCTTCGGTTATTTATGACGGTACAAATTTCCAATTAAAGATAATTGAGAAGGACAGCGGCTCGGCCATTACCTTGCCGCCTGTAAAGAAGCGCGCTCCTGCTTCCAAATATTTAATGCATTCTATTTCAGCCACGCTTAAAAACATGCCCGCAGTGCCCAACGGCAGCGATATAGGCATGGATTACTCATTTGCAAACGGAGAGCATTACGGCGATGATTTAACCCTGGATTTTTACCATACAAATATTTCCAAAAAGTTTTTTATGACCGCCGTAGGGGGCGCAACTTTATCCACATCCCCTATTACAATCAACGTTGACGATACTTCACTGTTCGGGTACGCAGGGACTCTTTCGATAATTAACAATACAGGCACGCAGCAGTTTACATATACGGGCAAAACATCAAACAGCCTTACCGGCTGCACTATAGACAGCGGATCATTCGTTTACGTAAACGGCAATAAGATAAGCGCGGATGGAAAGCTCTATTCCACAAACCTGGTCTTTTTTATTAACGACCTTGACCTGCTGGTTGACAGCATCACCAACCCCGATGCAGTAAACTACGCAGCGTTTAATGAAGCATTAACCCAAGCTTATAAAAAATGTTATTACGATAAAGGCAAGTGGGTGGATTATACAGTGCGCGGCTTAAAGGCAGGCGGCTACTTACAGAATATTTTGCCCGGCAAACAGTTTACAGACGGCGGCGGCACTTTTTTAATTCATACAATTAAACGCAGCGCCGCAAATAATGAAACTGTCTTAACTTGTTTGAATATCTCTTAATGTTTTACTCCCCTCTCGGGAGGGGCGAAGGCCAGTCGCGGCGAGGCCGCGCCTCGACGGAGGTGGGTTGATTATAAATCAGCTTAATCAGCGGTGCTCTTTGACATCTTGCTAGACCTACTAAATACCCCCTCTTAACGAGGGGATTAAAGGGTAGGTTATTTTTTTTGAAATGGCTGAAAAGTATAAGAATAATCTTTTACAATATTATTTTCGAATACAACCTCAAGGCTTTTGATTTCAGTATTTGTCTGAACTGTTGTTACTATAATTGTCTGGGCCGAAGTCTTTATTTGTTGATAAAAATATTTCCAAATCTCTTTATCCGGCGTTTGTGTCTTAGTATAAGGCTCACCAAAGAGTTTGGTTATGTCGTTTTTATTTGATTTGTCTTTTAATATCTGGCTAGTCTTTGTTTGATCGAAATCTTTTCCGATCCAGGTGTTCACAGTTGCACAACCGAGGACAAACAGAACCGCAATGGATGCAATAATAAACAAAAGTTTCATATTTCACTCCTCCTTTTTGTTATAAATAGGCTTCTGTTCTGCCACTTTATGGTAATTTATTTTGTGGACTTCATTACCTGCCTCATTTCTGATTTTAGATAATTTTTTATTCTTTTCATCCAACTCTTTTTCAAGTTCTATCATTCTTGCAGCAACCTGATTCATTATAACTGATTCATTATGTTTCGCGCCGGTTAATAACCAAGTAATGTCACATCCAAGCTCAGCAAGTCTAAACAATATTTCGCCACCAGGGGCACTGGTTCCATTAAAGTATGGAGTAAAAAAAGTTCGATCCTTCCCAAATTGTCTCCCAAATTCAGCAAGGCTTGTAAAATTATGCGTAGCAAATTCTTTTAGCCTTTTCCCGGTTTCTTTTTTATTCAGCATAATGTAGAAAATATATATTACAAAACTATTGACAGAGTAGTAAATATTTACTACGTTTGAAACAAGTAAATAATTTTACTTAATAATATAAAAAAAAAGAGACAGAACACACAATATGACAAAAAACACATACACCCCTGCACTTATCCAATTCGAATTAAAAAACTTAGGAATTAAACAAACCGAACTAGCTGAGATACTGGGCGTATCAGTTGGCGCAATCAGCCGGGCTATTGCAGGGGATAAGGGACTGGAAAGTTTAAGGGAAAAGATAATTAAGCTAATTGAAGGAAGGAAACAAAATGGTTTCTAATAAAATGAAATTAAAATTAAAAAAGACCTTTCTGAATATCATAAACAATATTTTATTAAGAGAAGGTTATAAAATAAGCCGAGTAGCTTCTAACCAGTCATTAATATTACTAGCAAAGACTTCTTCTACCGAAATAAATTTTGTTATGAGCAGTCTAAAAATAAATCAGAAAAAATTATCGAAAGAATTCGAAGTATCTCAGGCTGCAATAAGCCAGGCAATCAGCGGCGATCCATTACTTAAAAAACTGCGTGGAAAGATTATCGATTACTTAAACACTTTGCAATTTAACGGGAACGGAATAGCAAATGGAAAATAACAACACCCCAAACTCTGACGATCAGAAATTCCTTTTTGAGCTTAAGAACAAAAAAGCCGGTGAAGTAAAAGTTGGCGAGATTGTTTTTATCTACGATTGGCTTAACAACAGGCATACTGAAATATTGGAAAGCTTAAAAGCATACCACTCAAAGGAAGATCCCAATTACCAGGAAGTTGTAAAATCCTTTATAACTCATCACGCCTGGTTAGTTATAAAAAAGCTAAGCGAATCAATTGTTCTTTACCCGTTAAGCAAAGGAAAATTCCAGAAACGGCTTTTTATCGGGTTAAGTCGTGAAGTTATTTCTACCGGTAAGATAATTAAAGGGAGTAAAAATTGATCTGGTACATACTCTTTCTTGCGGTGGTTTATTTTCTTCTCTTCCTGCTATTCCGTAAAATGATTAAGGACGCACCTGATGGCTGGGAAGATGAAAGCGGATTTCATTTTGGGAAACAAGATAAAAATTCTCAGCCAAAGGCTGATCCGCCTCTGGCGGAAAAGGACTCTCATAATTTGTGAAATTCGTACTTGATCTATTCGTGAAATTCGTATTGACTAAAAGGAAATAAATATGGACGGTATAACATTATTATTGATATTTTTATTCGGCTTGCCTGCAATTGGCATAGCATCAAAAATTTACAGAAAATATTCAGAAGCTCTTATACTAGAAGAGCAATTAGGCAAAGAAACTTATCAATGGTTATTAAAGAGCAATTTGGGAGGTTACAATCCGACAACAAGACTAAGATCGAAATTAAAACGCCAAATTTTGATAAATACCACTTTGTCCCGGTAGTGACAAAGGATTATTCAGTTACCTGCGAATGGCATAAAATAAATAAACCTTCTTTTTGATTAACCGGAGCAAATATGGATAAATTTATTGATACGGAGGTTGCTGCGCGGCTGGAAGGGATTAATTATAAAACACTTTTACAACGGATTGCAAGAGATAAATACCCGGAGTGGGCAATTAAGAAAACATCACGCATGAACGGAGGCTTTAGATATGAAATTAACCTTAAGGCACTTTCACTGCCTGCGCAGGAAAATTATGGAACAAACAATATTGATGGAAACAATACGGGTAAAACAGCGGCCGAAGGTAAAGAGCGCAAAGAACGAAGCGACAAGGGATCAACTAAAGCAGATGAGAGCCTGCTGATTAAAGCCGCCGCCATGATTACACAAACAAAATCATCCACGCATACAAATTTCCGCAGAAACTTCGGCTATAAAAAAGTTTACCGGCAGTTTACAAAAGAGTCTGAAGAAAAAGGGACTGAAGTTGTTAGCTACAGGCACTTTGTAAATATGGTTAAGCCAATGGTGGATAAAGAAGCCCAGAACCTTATTAACCTTGGCCCGGTGCGGTATAAGAATTTACAGCAGCAGAAACTATTATGCGACTACTCGGTATATGAACCCATGCAGCTTATCCAGAGCGATCACTCTCAGGCCGATGCCATATGCATACATGACGGCAAAATATTACGCCCCTGGATGGCTTTTCACAACAGTGTTGGTGATAGATATTTGAATTATCCGACTATTTGTGAGCGCCCGGACAGCTACAGCCTTGCAGATAACCTTGTAAACTTTGTTTTCCGCTGCGGCCTTTCCGATAACGAAGCCATCTATAAGACAGACAACGGCAAAGCCATGTTAAGCCGGGTAATGACGAAGGAAGGAAGCTTCAAAGATGAAACTTATAAAGGCTATAATATAGAAGAACGCCATTTAGCTGCAATGAAGCTTATGAAAATTGCTCCTATGAGCGAGCTTGGAACTCTTCAGAATCTTGGAATGATTGAAAGCCACAGCCAGGGACGACAGCCCTGGACTAAGCAGATTGAACGGCAGTTCGGCATAGGCGGTACAATGGACTGGTTTACAGGCATTAAGGAATACACCGGCCGCAGGTACCAGGAACAGCCTGAAAAACTTGCAAAGCTTATCCGCGATAAAAATATATGGTCATCCGAAGAAATGGTGGATTTTATTATAAGCCAGGTTGATGATTATAACCATAGAAGGCACTCCGCAATTGAAAAGGAACGCAAAGGGAAATATGCACTGCCTCTTAACTATGAGTTGCCGCTTGAATACTTCCAGACTAATAAAAATATTTTAACGGCATTTAAGGGAGTTATACCTGAGGACATACAGGAAATTATTAGAATATTTAATGATCCGGATTTTTCAAAGGCTGAGCTGCACACCGATATCTATTCACCCTTATGGATAAGAAGCATTTACAATTTATGCGGGTGGCAAAGCCGGGCAATACCTTCAAAAGAAACTCTTGCTATGATGATTATGCCGGTTAAAGAAGACTGCACAATACACCCATACGGCATTAACCTGAAGAACCTGCAGTATATACATTTTAAGATGGGTTCATACATCGGCAGGAAGGCAAATATACGCTACTCCCCTTCTAATATAATCCGCATCAAAGAGCAAAGCGGCAAAGAAAAATTATTTATTAAAGAAGTTTACGTGTTTCTTAAGAACTTTGTAAAAGGCAAAGCGGTGGAAGAATTTTTATGCATAGCAGAACCTCATCCGCTAGTAGTGCAGGGTTTAAGCCCGCAGGGATATGCAAAAACATTTATCTCAATCAGGAATCAACAATACAAAGAAACATCCAGGGCTGCCAAAATTACATCCGGAGCGGCTATGGAGAAGGAGTGCACAACGGAAATTAACACACCGGTTTATGGAATAAACACTTTCAGGGATCAGGCGGCTAACGAATTAAATAACGAAATAAAAAACAAGAGGAGTAACGAACTGCACAAAAAGAATAACAACACCGAACTGGCTAATGAGCTGTCGGAAATTTATGGGCAAACAATAGGGATAGAAGAATGACATACAACCAGGAAAACCAAAAGATAACTGCCAGGTGGATACGCTACTGCAATGCTCAGGGCTTGCAGCGCGAGGCGCAGGCCGTACGTTTGGGGATAGAACAGTTTGATTATAACCTAATGATTCAGGATAAGCGCGCATTTCCTGATAATTCAATAGAGAAGATGATGCGTATTATGGAAGGCCGGGACCTGCTTGATACTACAGTCCTTCATACTGCATTATATAATGATCTCGAAAAGGCAATAATCAGGTGCAAAAATGAAAAGATAATGATGACGCTTGCAAGCCCTACCGGCCAGGGTAAAACAACTTCCGGCAAAAAACTGGCTAAGGATTATAGTTGCAAATACATCCAGGTGTTAACCGATCAGGAAAAATCAAAAGTAGCTGCAAAGAAAAATTTTATAAGGGATATATGCACCCTGTTTAATATAAACGAAAAATCAACAAATAACTTACGTCATTTAATAGCGGCACTACAAAGCGATACTAAGGTTGTACTTATTATAGATGAAGCCCAGAGGCTGATTAGCGAAGACTGGGGATACTTTAAAGTGCTTCAGGATTTATTAGATAACGTTCCGCAGTTTTCAATATTGCTGCTTGGTAATTATAAATTTTACAATGATGTATTTACCGATTCCGACAGGACATACCAGGGCATATCCGAGCAGGAACAGTTCTTAAGGCGTATATCGGTAGTGCGCAAGCTGCCGAAATTGCAGAAAAGCGATGTAAAGCTTTGGGCTGACTATAACAACATCCCGCTAAAGCCTACGGATCATCAGGCTCTTGCAGAGTTCTTTAGCCAGCGCGCAGGCTTAAGCGACCTGGAAGAGGTAAGAAAAGAGATTATTCACGTAATGGGCAAAGGCAGGATTAAAAGCTTTAACGATGTAGACGCATCAACAATAATTACAATGTATAAAGGTATCCATACTAAAATAAAGGAAAATTATGAAGACGGTTCAAAAGAAGAAGACGGGGAAAAGAACTATTTGCAGAACATCAATGCCAACAGGCAGGCGGTTTAACCTGGATGCTGCAACAAAGGATCAGGTTGCAGTTGAAGTAACAAGGTTTATGAGCGAGAATACCGTGCGGCACAGCGCAACCCGCGGTGAGGTATCAAGGCTGTTTAACTGCTCAATAAGCCGCGCTACACGCATACTTAACGGTATGGTAGAAACAGGCAAGCTTAAACGTGACGATACAGTAGAAAACCTCTACTGGCTTAATTTGGAAACTTTTTGATAAGGTAGAATAATGGAAACTTGTAGATATGGTGATTGGATGGCCACTTTCGGCGGGACAAAATTTTATCCTCTGGAACCGTTTCCATCGGAAATTAAAATTGAAGATATAGCTCACTCGCTTGCTCTTCAATGCAGGTTTAACGGGCATTGCAAAAACTTTTATAGCGTTGCTGAGCATAGCCTTATAATAAGTTCTGAGATTCTTAAAGCTAAAAATGATAAGAAGCTTGCCTTAATGGGCTTGTTGCATGATGCATCGGAAGCATATTTAGGCGATATAATCAGGCCGATTAAATATGAAAATATGATGAGTGGATACAGGGCTGCGGAGGTTTTATTGCAGACAATGATTTATGAAAGGTTCGGGCTTCCCGCTACCGAACCACAAACAATACGGGAATATGATATTTCATTACTTGCTTTAGAGATTAAAGAGCTCACTTCTTTTCCGAACTTTGAAATAGCTGTATCGGCAAAAATAAATATTCACCTCGAAGTTCAGTTAACACCGGTTGAAGCTGAAAGAAACTTTTTAAGAAAATTCAACGAGCTTTATAAAAATATAAGCTGAGGCATATTATGAGTGGAAACGACAAAGAGAACAGAGTAAAGTTGATGAGGGAGCTGCACGGCCACGCTGCGATGAAATGGAATATTGAAGACCCTCACCCGTTGTTGCATCAGCTTTCAGCGGCGGAGTTTGAAGTAGAAAGTATGGCACACCTTTCTAACCAGGAACTCCGCTTGCTTGATTCCAAGATACAAGCCGATTCTATCGACTGGAAGAAAGTAGAAAATCTGGGCGTTACCAAGATACCCGGTATGAGCGCTCCTCAGTTATACCTGGTAGGCAAACTGCGCAAAGAGCTTGGATGGAGCGAAGAATATTTGATAGAGTTGGCTATTAAACGGTACGGCTACCTGCATTATAAATACTTAACCGGCAGGCCGTCAGTTGCATATGTGGGGTATTTAATTAAAAGAAGAAAAGAGAAATTAAACAATGAAAAACCAGCAAAGCGAAGTAACTAGGTTTGTTGATAAGCTCGGATTCGGTAAGGCTAACGCCTTAACATCCGAAGTACTTTATACAATGTTCACGGCATTGGGCTGGACGAGCAAGTCCATTGAGCAGTTCAGGCGCGAATGCCGCTCATACTCTGCAGCCGCACGTAAAGAAGGCATAAGGGTTATAGGTAATGAAAACGGCTACTACTTGGCAGTAAATAACGAAGAATGGTTTGACTACAAGAAGCGCCGGTTTGGAGCGATAAAAGATGAGTTAGAAAGCTTTGCCAACTGCGAGCGCCTGAGTGTGAAGGATTTAATTAAAGAGGTTTATTGCATAAACGCGGAAGATAAAAATTACGAGATGCAGTTATGAATAAACAGGCAATAACAACAAAGCTTTTCGGCAGGGTTCTTACCGAAGCAAAACGGGATTACCCGGACTTGAACGACAGCGCGGCATTGATGTTCTATTACAATGCGCAGTTACAAATATTCATCTTTTCCGGCTGCCAGGGCAGGCAAAAAAGGGCATGGACAAAGATGGAAGAGATAAATGAACTGGCAATATTTATGGAAATACATAAGAATTAGAGGAAAGGATAAAATCAATGAATGACGGTCAATTATTAGATTCAAAAACAGAGACAATTGAAACATGGGCCTACGTTGAAATTATGGGCCACAGCCAGGTAGCAGGCCGCGTATCCGAAAGAAAAGTAGGCATTCAGGTTATGCTGCAAATAGACGTGCCGAAGTCTGAGGAAGGTTTTTCACACACCAAGCTTTATTCACCCTCTTCAATATTTTCAATAAGTCCTACAACTGAAGAATGGTGCAGGCAATATTCAAAGGCTCATATAGATTACCCGGTACTGCCTTATATCCCTCAGGCAAAGAATCAATTGCCTGCCCATGAACTTTTTGATAAAGAAGATTTAGAGGAGGGGGAAGCTGATTTTCTGAGGAGTGATCCGGAAGACAGTCTAATTGATTAACGGACTAATTGAAAACCTGATAATAGTAAACTTGATAATAAATAAAACGGAGTAAAACAATGTTCGATGTATCCAAATTTGAAGCGGCATTAGCTGCTAACAAAGAAGAGATAGACGTATTGTCCGGCAAGCTGGCCGCCGTGAGGAATTCCGCTAAGGAATTAAAGCCATCGGTACTAAAATATACCGACCTGAAGCATGAAGAGAAAGGTATCCATAAGTTGATAAACCTTAAGCAGCGTGAGTTTAATATAAAGAAAGGCTTCTTCGAATCAGCAGGCGGGAACACTGACGGTATTTACCCGCTATTCAGAACCGAGTCGGAAGAGAATAATAATTTTGTTCAATTAAATACGGCAGAAACTGTATGAGTGAATCGGTTATAGAGACAATTAAAAAACTATTGAGAATGAAGCATGGCGGCACACAAGCCGAAATTGAAACGGCTCTTTTACTTGCGCAAAAGCTTGCCGCCAAACATAATTTAGATCTCAATAAAATCAACCCGGACGAGGCTAAACGTGAGCCGATAACCCACGATGTTTCAAGAGCCCACAGGATCCAGTGGGAATGCAAATATGCTGCCTTAATAATTGATACTTTCTTTAATGTACGAGCACTTACTTCCTGCGAAGGTATAATTTTTATCGGCACAAAAACCGACCTAGAAATAGCCATGTATACATATAATTATTTAATACAGATATTCAGGCTTACATGGAAAATGAAGCGCGGCCGTGTAAGAAACAGGCAGATTTTCCTATATGGAATTTATGCCGGATTATTCGAGAAATTGCGGAAACAACAGCCGAAGCCGGAAGAGCAGGAAGGCTTAATATTAGTCAGTCATGCCTTACGCCTTGAAGAATACGTTAAAAATTTTGGGCCACATGAATCAAAATCAATTAAGCCCGATGGCAACGTAAGCGCAGCTTTCAGCCAGGGTTACAGACATGGTGAAAGCATAGAAATTAGAAAAGGAATTAATACTAACAAGAGCACTAAACTATTACAATAGGAAGGCACATTATGAAATTCAGTTCAATGACAGATATAGAGAATGGCTTATTTGAGGTAGCTAAACGGGAGGCTCAGGTAGCCAAGATGGAAGCGCAGATGAATGCCAGGATAAATACCATCAAAGAGAAGTTTGATGATGAAACCCGCGCATTAAGGGCCGAAGCCGACTTGCTTAGGAGCGACATTGAGGCTTTCTGCATTAAGAATAAATTTGAGTTTGAAAAAGTACGCTCAAAAGAATGTTCAATCGGTACGGTGGGCTTCAGGACTAACCCGCCGAAGGTTATGATGCTTAATAGGAAGTATAATATTAAAACAGTCCTGGAATTACTGAAGCGTGTTTTTCCGGGCACTTATGTGCGCACTAAAGAGGATATGAATAGAGATACTATCCTTGCTGATTACTCACAAAAGAAGATCACTGACGAGCAACTTGCCGGAGTCGGCCTTAAGATCGACCAGGAAGAATCGTTCTTTATTGATGTAAAGTGGGAAAAGCTTGAATCCGAAAAGGCTTCTAAATGATTACAAAAACCATTATTGAACAATGCCGGACTCTATACCCGCAAGCCGGCAGTGACAAAGCCGCAGTTGATTTAGCCGCACAGAATGTTTTCCGGTTTCTAAAGCATACACAGGAAGAATATAATACCCTCTGCCAGATAAGGCGTGAATTGGATGAGGCTGAGATAAACGAAAGTGAATTTAAGGTTGTAACCAATGCTTAAATCAATCAGACAAATAGAGCGCGAGGCCGGGATATCTCACGGCGCTATAGGTAAAATACTGAAGGGGAAATATAAGGCTAACCCGAAGAATATTTTTGAAAAGATTCTCGGATCAATCGGCGGCGTGAATATTCCTCCGGACAGGTATGATGAGATTTTAGAGATGCTGGATAATGCCCGCCTGCCGCAGAAATTTCAGGCAGCGCACCGCACCGCAAGCTGGCTTTATGATCTTGTAACAACTGCAAAGAAAACCGACAAAGAAAAGAGGGCGCAAAATGACATGTCCTTATAAAGACTGCGGCTATTTCCCAAAAAGAAAAACTGATTCGCAGTTCAGCATAATCAAGACTCATAAATACCGGGATCATACAGACCGCGGGCATACCTGTCCTAAATGCAAGCGGTCGTTTATCAGCGAGCAGACTGCAAAAGCGATTCCATATTATAAGAAGGAAAAACAGCCAAATGCCGTACGTTGATATTCCTAAATATATAGAGCTTTATAAAAAGCGGAATAAGTTAAAGCTTGCAATAGACAATTCAATCGGCAAGAGCTTCTATAACTTACTACGTGATTATGAAACGGAAGTCGGTAATATCTTCGCCTCCACCGATCCCCTTACAATTACAGCCGGTGACTTCCGGAATGCTATCGACAGTTTTATAAACGAATTAAACTACGATTCATCCAATATGCAGGATGCAGGCAGGGACAAACTTATAGACATCAACAATGCAATTAAAGACTCACTGGCATTTCAGTATCCAATCGATTATTCAATACTCCCTCAGGTTAATCAAAGTAGCGAGCCCACTATAAGAGAAATGCAGGGCATACTAGACCGTTACAGGGACGGGCAGTTTACAGAGACACGGGCAAGAAGGCTTGTTCAGGACAGACTCCGGGTGCCTCTCAGCGTTTCCAAAACGATTATAAACACCCAACTTGCAGGCTTTGATAATACCGCCGCACAAACTATCGCAGGGCTTGCAGGATTAACTAAGGCGGCTTACTTCGGCCCGTACGATGTACATATACGCCCCTTCTGCTCAGCCCTCCTGGATGCCGGTTTGCTCTATACGGAGCTTCAAATAAATGCAATGGACAACGGCCAGGGCTTATCCGTGTTGCGCAACTGCGGCGGCTATAATTGTATGCACGAGTGGCTCTGGGTAGATGAAAACTGGAAAGAAGTAGAAAATATTTTGAGGAGAGCAGCGTGACTCATCGCAGTTTATTCACCGGGATCGGCGGTTTTGATTTGGCAGCGCAATGGGCAGGCATTGAGAATGTTTTCCAGGTTGAAAACAATGAGTTTTGCTTAAGGTTATTGGAGGGAAAATTTCCACTGGTTAATAGATTTACCAATGTTAAAAAAGTGGGATTAATGAATTTACCAAAAGTTGATGTTCTAACTGGTGGATTCCCATGCCAGGATATATCAATTATAAACTTAAAAGGAAAAGGGCTTGAAGGCAAAAGAAGCGGACTTTGGTTTGAATACTTTAGAATCATCAATGAACTACGACCACCATTTATCATTATTGAAAACGTCAGGAACCTCGTTAATAAAGGATTACCAATTATCCTCGGAGCCCTTTCCGAAATCGGGTATAATATTGAATGGCAAGTTATACAAGCAAGTGAAATGGGAGCCCGACATAAGCGGGCAAGGCTTTGGGTTGTTGCCTACTCCAACCGCTTCGGATGGCTTAAGATATTCGAGAAATTTCAAAATTGCTTCATTGAAGAAAAAAATAAAAAAAAACCAGGAGAATGGGAACTTCTTCAGCATGTCTTTAGTAGAAATGATAAAATGCACAACTGGCAGAAATTTGAAAATCTCATTTGTCGAGATGATGATGGGTTACCCCGAAAATTGGACGAATATAGATTATCTGGACTGGATAATGCCATTGTTCCGCAAATAGCCTACATACTGTTCCTGATTATAAAAGAAGCTTTTAATGCCTCAAATTAATCTTCCAAAGATAATAGCATGATTAAAACAATCGAAAATATTTAGAGGAGAGCAGCATGAGGGAAAAGCCAAATTATCCAATATACAAAGATGTCGGGAATTATTGCGCTATGATTGTTGGCGATAAAGAAGCTTACTCAATACAATCGACTAAGTGGGGCGAAGCCGATGGGTTTCACTTTTATCATTTCAAATCAAGAGCTAAAATATTGCAGCTTTTGAAGGGAACGACAATTACCAAAGAAAAATTTATAGAAAACCAAAAGAAGGTAGTAGGTAAACAACTAACTTCATTTTTGCTTCTATCCGACAGCAAAGAAAAACCACCATTACAACTTAATGCCTCAAATTAATCTTCCAAAGATAATAGCCCGGTTAAAAGAAAAGCCGGATAAGAAATTTCCTTTCAGGTTCGAACTAATACTACGCAGGGAGTTGGCAGAGAAGCTTGAGACTTTGGACGGCAAAGATGCTGTTGAGAAGATAAGAGAATCAATACGATTTCTTAATATAAAGATTGACAGTCCTTGGGCATATGAATTTGATATAACTAGGACTTACCTGAAATACTTTCAATCACTGTTACCTCAACAAAAATTTAATTGGGAGTTCGATCTTCCGGACTATTACTACGCCGTTGCCAGATGTGACGGCCATTGGATTTACTATCAGATATGGCCGGAGAAAAGACAGATAAGAAGGGTAATGATTGATTATGACAATATGTCAACTTCCTTTGTGAGACACTCCCTTAAAATGTAGAACGAGCGGCCAAAAACATGTCGAACGAGCTAATAATTGTAGAACGAGCTATTGAAATACAATCTATTTTCGCATCTTTTATAAAAACATCACTTCACTCATAATCCTCATTCTACAATATCGCTTCACTATGTAGAACGAGCGGTTCGATTTCAGCCAACAAATAAAGCTTTTCTAACTAGTTATCTCCTCACTTGTCATTATATTGTGCAATAATCACATGCCTTAAAAATATTTTTAAATAATACTTGACACGTGAACATTCGTGCACTATATTTACGATAGTAAACAAATGAGCACTAACAAGGAGATATTAAAAATGAAAGATCAGCTTACAGACAGGCAGACGGATATTCTGAACTTTATCAGGCAGTTCCTTTCTGAAAACGGATACCCGCCTACTTTGCGGGAAATCGGTAAAAAATTTGATATTTCCTCAACATTCGGCGTAAAACGCCATTTGGATGCTCTTGTTAAAAAAGGCTACCTTAATATCGAAAGCAATGCAAGCCGCGGCATATCATTTATGAAGGATGATGAGAACGAAGCTAAAATGAATTTATTCCAGCTTGAAAAAGACCACGGCTTTCGTAAAGTTCCGGTTGTAGGCCGCGTTGCTGCAGGCTTGCCGATTCTTGCCGAAGAAAATATCGACGGCAATATTGTTATCGATTCAACATTCACAAAAATGTCGGACGACTGCTTTGCACTTAAGGTTAAAGGCGACAGTATGGTTAACGCAGGAATTTTTGAAGGCGACCTGGTTATAGTTTCATCTAAAAGAGATGCTGTAAACGGAGATATAATTGTGGCTTTAATAAATGACGAAGCTACTGTTAAAACTTATGAGAATAAGAACGGAAAAATTAGATTGATTCCCCAGAATGATTTGTACCGGCCAATAGAAATATTAAACAACGACGAATTCAAAATTGCCGGTAAAGTTGTAGGTGTTGTAAGGTGGTTTAACTAA